CTCATCGCCGGTGAACTGGAGCTGCTCGATGAGGTACTCGTGCGGGTTCTGGGCCATGCGGCGGCGCTCGTCGGTGTCAAGGAAGACGTAGTCAACGTAGAGCGAGGCGGCAACGAGCGACTGGTTGTAAGCCTTGGTAACCTTGGGGGCACCACCGGTGCCTTCCGAGTTGAGGTTGTTGACAGCCCAGAGGCACTCGTCAATCGGGCGGAGGTCGAGGTTAATCTTGACCTCGTGGTACTGGAGGGCGATGAGCGGAAGCGCGAGGCCCGGGTTGCGGCAGTACCAGAACTGGAGCGGCACGTAGAGAGTGGTCTCCGGGAGGGCGTTGCGTGGGGCGCAGACCTGCTTGGGGGCATTCGAGTCGCACGGGCCGTCAACGTCGGCGAAGCCAGGGTCGGTGAGGTAGGTAAGCTGGGTGGTATTGCCAACCATCTTGTAGTAACCACGCTCCTGCTCCTTGGAGAGGGTGAGCTGGTTCCAGATGTGCATCCAGTCGCCGTACTGGCGGTCAATGCGCTGGCCACCAATCTCAACCTCAACGGACTGGATAAGCTGCTCTCCAGGGAAATCTAACCAGCGAGCGTATACCTCTTCGCTAGCATCGTTGAGGTTCTGGTCAATCTGCGGGAGAGTGACCTGAAGGTAGGTGCGGTAGGCAAGATCACCGTTGCGGCTGATGGTGCAGGTTACACGGCGACCGAAATCGGCCTGGCCATTGAAAGTCTGCTCAATAGACTCCATGGCGAAGTTGGTGTGGCGACGGTAGGTCACCTTCCAGAAAGTAATTTGCGGGTTGCCGGTAAGATAGACATCTTGGGCACCGTAAGCGACGAGTTGCATTAATCCACCTCCCATTTTATATATATGCTAAAGAAAATAAATTTACTAAATTCGTATAAAAGTGTATAAATATAAAATAATTAATAATTAGATTGTTAATTATTTTATAATAAAAATAACAGGATATTATATAAAAACGTTATCATATCAATGGGTTATTATGTCAATTTGTTAATGTCTATATTCGTCTCTATGAAGCTTCTTAAATAAGTATCTAAATATATCTCTTTCTTACCTTCGTGGTTTTTCGTAAATACATAGGCTTCTTTGCGTTTTTTAACACTCCATCCAGACTCCACTGCGTTATAAATAAATGCCATTTTTTGTAATTTAATTGTGTCTATTTCTATTTCAGGAGAAGTTTGTATACAAATATTCTCCTTTTCCATTAAAAACAGATTAGAAAATGTATATTTAATATACACGTAAATATTTTTATTTAAATAAAAATATATATTATATCTAAAAATGGTTGGGTTCAAACATAAAAACACCAAAAAAATAGTTATAAATTCAAAACAAACCACAACCTTAGATGGAAAGCACAGGGATATGCTAGACGAATTCAATAATAATAATAATAAGCTATTTCCATCATTAGAAACTGAAAAAGATGCTCTGAAACAAAAATTATGCGAAAATAAAGAGACTCCTAGATTATCAATCGAAGAGTTATTAGATATAAAAGAGCGAATTAAAAATATAAGAATTCAAATAAGAGATACAAAATGGAAGGAGAAGAATTATTTACTGTCTAATTCAAATATTATTTTTGATTATTTTGAAGAAAAAAAGAAAATATCAGAGGGAACAAATGAATTGACGAGATTGGACAAATTTTTTAATATTAAAAAAAATAAGACCAAAACAACAGAGAATAAAAACAATGTGCAAAAATATTTGGTAAATGTTGACGACTCTTTTCTGAATATTGATTCTTTTATAAATCATACCGATGTTTGTACATCATGTAATAAGGGCGAACTAATACCTGTTGACCACGAAGGTATCCTAATTTGTAATAATTGCCATGTTACCCTTAAATATCTGGTTGATAATGAAAAATCATCATATAAAGAACCACCAAAAGAGCTTTGTTTTTATGCTTACAAAAGAATAAATCATTTCCGAGAAATATTAGCCCAATTTCAGGCAAAAGAAACAACCCAAATTCCAGATGAGGTTTTGCTTAATATAAAATTACAGATTAAAAAGGAAAGGATTGGTCTTCATCAAATAACAAATAAAAAGGCAAAAGAAATATTAAAAAAACTGGGATACAATAAATATTATGAGCATATTCCGTTTATTAAAGATAAACTGGGAATTAAACCACCAATAATGTCGCCTGAATTAGAGGAAACGCTGTGTAATTTATTTATGGAAATCCAAGCACCATACGCCAGATATTGTCCAGATGATAGAGTAAATTTTTTAAATTACTACTATACTGTTTATAAATTATGCGAACTCCTTAATCAAGTGCAGTTTTTAGAATTTTTCCCAATGTTAAAAGACAGAGAGAAACGTATTGAACAAGATGAAATTTGGAAAAAAATATGTAATGAATTAGATTGGGAATTCATCCCCACGATATAGTATATAATATCTATTATTTACAGATATTATTACATATTTAAAGTGTGGTGGTTAATTACAAGTCATTGATTACCGCGGGAAACCCACAAGATTGGCGCCGATACCGAAACCAGCACCCGAGCGCGCGCTAACAGCAATTGCGGGGACGTATGTGTCTAAAATGCTAAATGTTGCGGCAGCACATAACGCAATTAGAGCAACTTCGTCAAGGTTAAGCGTCCGCTTCTTATCAGGAACTAAGAAAGCAGCAAGAGCAACCATAATACCTTCTACTAAATACTTTATTGCTCTTTTGATTAACTCACTTATGTTAAGTCCGTTCATTAAACTCATATTATAAATATTAATAAGAAAAAAATAAAAATTTTTAAAAAGTATATATCTCCGATAAAAGCTTAAATAATTAACAAATGTATTACTATTATGGATAAACAAGCGAGTGTTACAACCAAACTAAACTTAGATGGTTCGGCCAACTCTAAATACGTTGATTTGCTTGATGAGGATAAGCCAATTGCTGGACAGAAATTTGCATGTGTATCGTTTCTATCTCCAGAAAAGATTATTAAGGAAAAAAATATTTTTATGTTTAATGAGTTCCTAAAGCAATGGGAAATGTCTAAATCTCTTGAGAAATATACACAGTTTTTGAGTTTTATTGCGTATAAATACGACGCATTAGATTTTGACGAGTTGACTAAAGATATGGAGGATTTTGTAAAAGACCAGCGCGACAAGCTCTTCACTAGCACCCTTGATGATGAATATAAAACATACCTTGATAATAACGAAGAATCGCTGAATAAGACGTTTGACGAAAAGCATAGTTTTAAAACTAGTGTTCGTGGATTAAAAGTTCGTGGATGCTTTCCATCGCAGCAGGAGGCAGAATTGAGATGTAAGATGCTGCGCGAGATTGACCCAAACCACGATGTATATGTTGGTCCAGTTGGTATGTGGATTCCGTTTCACCCGGAAGCATACAAGACTGGTCGCGTAGAGTATCTTGAAGACGAGCTCAATCAATTGATGAACGAGAAGGATAAGAATGAAAAGTCTGCGAAGAACGATTTTGATAAGCGTGTGCAAGAAAGCAAGGAAAAAGCGATTAATGATAATAAAGAAAAGGCGCTTGCGAGTGGTAACGTATTAACCCAGACTATCAATGAGGAGGGTAATTTAGTATCGGTGAATAATGTTAATAGTATCGAAAATAAATTCAATGAGGAAGTTACTGTAAGCGATATTCGCAAGGAATTATTTGAAGATGAAGATGTTGTTATTGATAAGAATACCGATCACGGACTCAGCGAACTGACTATTAACAAGGGTGCGGCGGATGCTGGTGCGGCGGATGCTGGTGCGGCGGATGCTGGTGCGGCGGATGCTGGTGCGGCGGATGCGGGTGCGGCTGACGAGAACGCTACCATTGATATTTCAAAATAGATACATAGACGTATAATCAAAAAAATTGATACTTAAATATATTATAATTAATATTTAAGTATAACTATGCCAAAACTAACTTGTACTCACACAAATTGTAATAAAAAAATCAAGACTGTAGAACAAGAGATTGGTAAATGTAGATGTAGCCAGATTTATTGTTTAATACATCGTCTACCCGAATCGCACGATTGTAGTTTTGTATTTTCACTTGATAAAGACGTGTTTATATCGGAAAATAAGTGTGTTGGGACGAAAATGGAATTTACCATTTGTTCTTCCGAACATTAATTTTAGTAACTCCTTTCTTAGGTGTATTCGGATTATAAACGTCTTCTTCTTCGTCAGATTCTAAGTCTTTAGATATCTCCCAAAATTCCTTGGACCCCAATTTGAAGTCTCCTCTAGGTTCTGCCTTATACCAGAATATTTGATCGTGTAATTTATTAGATTTGGAATTGTTATCTATCACTAAACACTCAAAATTCTCAGTACATTGGTCCATTACTTGCGAAAAGCTCTCAAATGTGGGAAACATACCAGCATAGTTTTCCCAGATACGCTTTCTATTTGATATATAGGGTTCTCTTAATATAAAGACATAATCAATATTTGTTCTGAGATTAGGAGGGATGCCTAGCGGGTATTGCATAGTGATAACAAGCATTATTTTCCAGTGGCGACCGTTCATAAATAGCAACCGCATCATCTTATCTTTTGTCCAACTATTATCAAAAAGACAATCATCCAATATAACAAAAGCTCTTGGATCAATAGAAGATTTGTTATAATTTTCGATTTCTTTTTTTACCTGTTTTAAAACGGTCTTTTGTCTTTTTAAAATATTTTCAATAATAGCAGTGTTATATTCATCATGAATAAATAATTTCGGGACGTGTCCTCCATAAAATCCGTTTCCTGCTTCTGTTCCTGATATCACAGTGCCTATAGGAATATCTTGATGATAATATAATAAGTCACGAACCAAATACGATTTACCCGTGTCACGTCTTCCTATTAAAACTACGACCGGTCCTTTATTTTCATCTGGTCTGAAACTAATTTGAGACATGTCGAATTTTCTTAACTCTAAAGTCATTTATAGGAATTTAAGATAAAAAACCACCCTTTTATCCGAATATATGAGTTAAATCCAACTTTATTTTAATATAGCATTCTAAATAATGGAATTAGCTTATAAAAAATACAACAATGATAATTTATTTAGCAATTTTGAAAACGTTGAATTTACCAATCTCTCTAATATTCAGAATTACATTCCAATTTATCAGAAATTTTTCGCACTTAACGAGAGTAATTATAATTCCATAAATCTTAACAATAAATATTACATACGAAACATAACTTCAAAGGAATCAGAGAACAAATATACAGGCGAAGTATCTGATATTAGTAATGAAATAACCACAAAACAAATGTTCTTTAAATATAGCCCGTTATTAGACCCTACAAAATACATTACTGGTAAATATGATGCATCGCATAGCGATTTAATAAAATTACCCCGTTTCGTAAATGGCGAATCACATGCAAAACTTTGCGATCAAAATAATTCTGCATATGTAGATAGTTTTTTTTCATATTTAACAAGTCAGTTGTTGAATGAGAACGAGTTCACGCATGGCATTGACTTTTATGGTTCTTTTCTGGGCGTGAAACACAATTTCATATATGATATTAACGACGAGGTTGAATATTTATATGATTCTGACTACTTCCATAAAAATAAATCTGTATTATTCAGTCTTGAAAACGCTTTTCATAATGAATTATTAAATAAAAATACCAGAAACTATAAAAGTAATATTAAAATAGGAGGTGATATAAGCAATGAGAATATTGTGTTTACAAATTCTGATGTCCTGTCAGATATTAATAGTGTATTCACCGACTCCTCTCTAAATGTCGCGGTTGAATTGAATACTAGCGATTTATCTAGCAACAATGGACCTGAATTATGCTATGAGGGAAATATCAAGGAAATAAACGAGGATGACAGTTCTAGCGTATCTTGTTCTTCTAGGTCGTCTAATTCGGATATGAATAGCCAAGATGAATGCGACGACTCCTCTAGTAGCGGCGAAGACGACAGTTTAGACTCTACGCAATCAGACGAAGTAGTTAATGTTAATATAAACGAATTCCCGGTTCAACTGATTGCCTTAGAGAGATGTAAGGACACCTTTGACCGACTAATATCAAACGATGAGCTCACCGACGACGAACTAAGTGCAATAATAGTGCAAATATTAATGACGCTTATTACTTATCAGAAGGTTTTTTCATTTACACACAATGATCTTCATACGAATAATATCATGTATGTGGAAACTGATAAACAATATTTATTTTACAAATATGGTGACAAGCATTATAAGGTGCCAACATTCGGTAAAATTTTCAAGTTAATTGATTTTGGAAGAGCCATATATAGATTTCGCGGGAACACTATTTGTAGCGACAGCTATCATCCAGACGGAGATGCCGCAACACAATATAACTTTGAACCTTATTTTAATGATAAGAAACCACGACTCGAGCCAAACAACAGTTTTGATTTGTGTAGATTAGGATGTTCACTTTTTGATTATTTTGTTGACGAATTGGAAAATGTTACCGAAATTAAGTCGGAAATTATAAATATAATTATAGATTGGTGTTATGATGACAAAAAACGAAACATTTTATATAAAACAAATGGCGAAGAGAGATATCCAGACTTTAAATTATATAAGATGATTGCTAGAACCGTAAATAAACATATTCCATCTGATGTTATTAAAAATCCTCATTTTAATAAATATATTGTTTCCAAGAAAAAAATCAAGAAAAATAAAATTATTAACATTGACACTTTGGTATCCCAAATATAATTGATTTATAAATATAATAATAGATGTTAGAAATTATTATATTTAAAACTCTGCCTCTCCTACAAACGCAGTAGGAGAACCCTTAACTGTAATATTATTTGTTACCTGTGAATATAAAAACATTCCGATTATTACGCTAATAAATACAATAACAGTGTCCCTCATTACCTCTTTCAATGGCTTAAATTCTTTTAAAATAACCTTCATTTCTATAAATTTAATTAAGATATAGGAAGCAGATATGAATAACGCATAAAATATATATTGTTCCATTTATTTAATTGCTTATTATTGATTTTAATTTTTTACGAATTAAAATAAATTTTTTACGAATTAAAATAAATTTTTTACGAATTAAAATAAATTTTTTACGAATTAAAATAAATTTTTTACGAATTAAAATAAATTTTTTACTAATTAAAACGGTTCTAATATTTCAATGTCGTTTAATATTGGTGCCGATTCTAGTTTTAATGTTTTACTTAGATCGTTAACATCACTTATCTCTAAATCAACACTTGCGCCTATCTTTAATTTGTCCTCATCTTCATCATCCTCATCTTCCTCTTCTTCTTCGCGCCGACGACGCAATTCTTCTAAATGTTGAATGTCTTTTGGTGCACTCACTAACGATTCATTGCCAGTCGAATCTAACGCGCTGTCTGTGTCTGAAAAGCTTATACTGTCACTTGATTTGACATTGGGAATAGATGACGAAGAAATAGGTTCTTCTCTAGTAACAAGAGTAGTCACTGGTGCGGTTACCACTGGTGCGGTTACCACTGGTGCTTTTACTACCTCTGGTGCTTTTACTACCTCTGGTGCTTTTACCTCTGGTGCTTTTACTACCTCTGGTGCTTTTACCTCTGGTGCTTTTACCTCTGGTGCTTTTACCTCTGGTGCTTTTACCTCTGGTGCTTTTACCTCTGGTGCTTTTACCTCTGGTGCTTTTACCTCTGGTTTAGGTTCGGTCTTTAATTCCTCATGAATTATTTTTTCCTCTACGACTACATCTTCCTCTTCAGTTTCATCCATGTATGCAAGAAGAATTTTATCAATTGGCATTGTATCGCGAATACTATTTAGAATACTTTCTTTAATAATAAGCTCAAGTTCACGACTATTTTTTTGTATATCTAGTGGTGGAATATCTTTCTCAAATAAATATATATTTGTATACACTTTGCGAGCCGAATTAATGTATACTTTATGTACAAATCCGTCGCTAGAAGGAATGTCTATATCAACCTTCTTTTGTTTTTGACCAACACGAACACACGTGAGCGCCTTTAATTGAACTACATGGACGCACGTTATGAGTTCCTCTAAATAGCTACAATTTGTCGTTTTTTCAATTCTCTCTCTTTCTGTCTTAATAATTGTCTCGTTCCATTGTGGGATTCTACTTAAAAATGTCTGAAAAGTCATAAGATATTTGTCTTCCTCATCATTTTCAATACATAACTGAAGTGACTCGTTGAATATTGATTTCATTCCATCAATAATCGCAGGTGTCATTGTATTGACGAGTCTAGAACACCACTCATTTTTAGATTCAGACAAACTACTAAGCGAATAATCATCCATTTACATAAAAGACATATTTTCTAAATTAACATTTGAACCCAAATATATATAATTTAATATGAAGAATATTAATAATTTTTCATTGTTTATTTCGGATTTTACTTTATTAAATGCCAGCAATAATAGATATTTACGCTTCATATCGCATTCGGATCTTTCAAAATAATTTATAACATCTAGTCCGCTATATGCCTTGTTGTATAATTTTTCCGAGGTATTAACTAACTCTAAATAATTATTAAACTTATGCGTGTTAAGATATTTATCAAGCCATTTATCTCTCTCTAATTTATATTTGTTATTAAATTGCTTATTATATTTATGAAGGTTGACTTTCATATTATTAATTTCTGGGTGAGGTATATAAATTTCGCAGAATCTAGACAATATTGGTCTTAATAACTTATATTTGTCCTCAACAATTATAAAAAAACGTGTGGAATGGCTAAATAGTTCAATACATCGTCTCAGCGCGGATTGTGCGTCAATAGTCAATTGATCCGCATTAGATAGTATTACGGTTTTGAATAAGTTTTTATTTTTAAAGTTAATATGTGTTTTTGAAAATAATTTAAGTTCGTCTCTCACAAATTTGATACCTTTTCCGTGAGCACAAGAAACATACATAACATTATTTTTAATATTTATCTTATCATTCTCATAAATCTCGTTTATGAATTTATGAACTATTGTTCTTTTCCCACCACCACTAGGTCCATGAAATATAATATTTGGTATTTTACTTTCGCAAATAAAATTAGACAATTTATCCGTTATATCCGTATGTATATCCGTATGTATTATTGTGTTACTCATATTAATTGTATTAAAACTATATTCTTAATATTAATATTTTATTTAATATTAATATTTTATTTAATATTAATATTTTATTTAATATTTCAAAATTTCTGAAGTACGATTTTACATATACACTTTCTATGCCCAACTGGTTAGACTCTGCGTGTATGGGTTTGATTTGAAGGCATTTAATAAATCTGGATTAATCCGTCCGTCATTATGTTTATTGTTGTTATAATCCGGAGCAATTTGTTTTCCGTAAGTATCTTTCGATGGTATGGTAGTTGAACCGGAGCTAGGAGCCCACATTCTATTATTATTTCTATCAGCGTCCTTTCTTTGAATGGTTACATTATCATTTTGATTGAATATTTGCGTACCTCCCTGGTTCGCTCTGTTTTCATAGGTTTTATTAACATTATTCCGCTGATTATAGGCTGCCTCGTAATTTTTATCTCCATTATATGAGTTTGGTCCTGCTATTCCAGAGTAGTCTCTGTTTGTGGTATCTCTCTGAACCTTCACTGGCTGATGATCGCTAACACTATAACCGTCAGATGACTGACGTCCAATATTAAGATACTTTCCATCAGTCGCGCCTTCTGTCATCTCGCGATTTGTCACTTTGGTGCGGTCGGCTGGATTCCATACTGGATTTTTGGCTACGGAACTTCCCGCATTTCCTGTCGGGCGAATATTTCCGATAACATTTTCCTTTCGCGATGGACGTAAGACGTCTAATACTGGAGCAACGACCGCTCTCATAATGCCGTGAACACCACCAACATTTTCGGTATGTGTTGTGGTTGAGCGATTATTTGGTAGAGGTCGGTAGCCCTTCACACCGTAGTCGTTCTCTGAACCCTTATTATATCCTGCCGCCGAAATATTAGTCACGTCATTCGGTTTTAATTCAACACGTCTCGGTTTCTTATATACTCCCTTTGTATAACTGGCTGTATTTTGTGTTGTTTTTTGACCATAATATTCGGCGGACGTGTCCTTTCTGTTCGTATCAGGAACAATCTCGTTGCTGCGCGCAGTT